AGTGAAATCCATCATTCGAATGGCCAAGTCTGCCCAGTCTACGGTGCTGTTGTCATACAGTACAACCGCTATATTATTTTCCAATGACATCAAAATCCTTTAAGTAAGAGTGTATCATATTTAATAGAAAGAAGTTCGTATGCAACTAAATCTTACATTTCACGTTCAGTCACAAACAATTCCAATGATAATTGACTTGCTTGATAATGCAGGAGTGAGAGCCTGGGCTGAACATTGCACAAAATTACCCAATGTTCGAAAAGTAGTCCGACAACCACTTCCTGGCTATCCTGTACTCGGCGCAGAAGATCATGCCCGCGCCTGGCAACACCAGCAACAAGTACAACAGGAATTGTCAGGATCAACCACTCCTATTCCGTTGTCAGTCACCAGTGCTGACCAAGTTACACAACATCACTTGAATGTATGGCATCGTTGGTTTACAGACGAAACTAAAAAGATTGATCAGGTCCTGGCGTATGAGGAAATGGCACACGAATACCATTGGTTGCACGAGCTTAATCAGGTTGTGCATATATGGGAAAGATTTTTAACTGAATGGCCAAGAAATACTTTTGTGTCTGAATACAGCATAGAACTCAACCTTTGGCCAGAAACTTCTGCTCACGGATTTCCAACAATTCCCAGTGTAGATCTAGAACCCTTTGTAGATTGTCATAGTTTTCAACAAGCAGATTTGATATTAGATCAAGCAATTCATGGCAAATCAACCATGCAGAGTTTTCTAGATAACGATGATCCAAAACATTGGGACACCACTGGACATCATCTCAGCCACGGGGGGTGCAAATTAGTTACATCCACCAATCGTAGTGCCATATATCAAAGCAACGAGTTTAAACAATGGATGGCCAATAACAACGTAGACTACCAAACCGTGTTGGGTGATTTTCCATTGGGTCAGATTAGAAACAAAGATCAGGCACTATTAGATTTGATGGCTAGTCCTGCTTTCCGCATTGACAGCACAAATGTAGACTTTGAAATTGTACTTTAAATGAATAGAGAATCCAAGTATTATTGCAAGTGGGCCGATGCAGGTCTGGCCTTGCACAACCGAGGTGGCGCATTGTTATGTTGCCAAAGCAGAACTTATTTGCAAGATGAAAACCAGCAACCAATTTACTGGCATACTCATACTTTAAAAGATGCATGGGAAAGTCCGACCAGGCGCGAAATCCAAGACTCACTTGATAACGGCATTCAGCATCCCAGTTGCAATGCCTGTTGGGATGAAGAAAATGTTGGCGGCACTAGTAGACGAATGCACCACCTGCGTGATGATAACATTGTTGTCCCAGAAGATTCTACTACACCAATGTTGATGGATTTAAAGCTAGGTAACTTGTGTAATCTGGCTTGTAGAACTTGTAATCCTGACGTTAGTAGTAAATGGTACGCTGATTGGTGGCATGTGATTGATCAACATACCAACCAATTCAAAGACTACAGACAATATCTAGATGCAAGGTATCTAACAGGCAAACTTAGCTATGCTGCCAACAATGAACAACTATGGTCTAGTTTAGCAGAGTGGTTTCCCAAAGTACAGTATGTGGACATTTACGGCGCTGAACCAATGATGATTGACAAATTGTTTGATGTATTACAATCAAGCATTGACCAAGGCAATGCTGACCAACAGATATTGCACTTTAACTCCAATGGTACTATTTGGAATCAGGCACACATTGATATATTGAGTAAGTTTAAACAGGTGTATTTTGATGTTAGTGTTGATGGGTTGTATGATCATTTTGACTACACACGATACGGTGAATCATGGGCTACCATAAGTTCAAATATTGAAAAATATGATAACTTTAAAAAAAAATACATGGGCAAACATAACGTGAGCATATGCATTACTGTGAGTATTTTAAACATGTACTATGTTGATGAAATATGGAAGTATTTCCAAGATCGAGGCTGGCATTGCCATTTCAATATTGCACACATGCCTAGACACGTGAATGTAAAAGCCATACCTGTACATGCTAAGAAACAAATTGAAAGTAAATTATCACAGTATCAGGACGAAACATTTCAACGCAACGTGGCGCCGCTTATATCTTACATGAACGAGCCCGTACTCAAGGATGGCGACTGGGAGGAGTTTATACGAGTCACCAACGGACTAGATGCAAGACGTAAACAAAAGTTTGCATCTACATTTCCAGAATTTTACAACATCATCAAGAACGACTGGCCACAGGAGTAACATTTAGTGTTAGTCCCAATAGACACGAGTACCTAACTTGGTCAGTGCGATTCCATCCTTCGTGATAGGTATCATTGCCATTGGCATGAAACCAGCCGCCGCCAAACTCAGTTGACATTCTAAATGGATTATCTCTTTGTGCTGACGTATAAAAATAAGAGCTGATATCAGGATTGTCAATGGTACTAAAATACACCATTCCGGTTGCTACCAATAGTCTGTAGTCTGTATGCATTACATTTACAAACCCTGGCATGTCTTTGGTAAACTCACCATGAAAAATAGTTTTGTTACACATCTGATCAGCATTCATCATATATTCAACATCAAATCCAGGAATGTGTTCAAACAGATAGTTTACAATTTGTCGTTTGAGTTCGTCAGAAGAGAAAAAATTAGAAATTTGCCATAATATCTTGCTATGAGCACTAGGAGGGCAAACTTTAAACCTTACTGCGGTCCACTTATGTTCAGGCCACATCGAAGTCTCAACTGGTGGCACCCAATTTTCGTTTTCTAATTCAGCAATCACATCCTCGGTCCGATAGGGCAAATTAACCTGAAGTCGAAATACTCTAGGTTGCGGAGACGGGGCAAACGTTAATGTGATATTTGGGGTCATACTATATTTACATTAGTTTAATATGGTAAAACAGTATTTGACTTTGCTCTAGAGCAAATGTATAATAGAAAAACAAGGAGTATTTTATGTCACAACCCAAAACTTTCAATGGCGATCAAAAGATCAAACTCGTGCAAATTATCAATGAGGGCATGCAAGTCATGCATGAAATTGATACATTACAAGGTGGTCTCAATGACACCATCAAAGCTGTTGCAGAAGAACTTGAAGTCAAACCTGCTATTCTTAAAAAAGCAGTCAAGTTAGCACACAAAGCCAGCTTTGGTCAAGAGAAACAAGACCACGAAACACTAGAAACAATTTTAGAAACCGTTGGCAAAACTCTATAAATATCTGTCTCAACAGCGAGTCGCTCACGTTAAGAGCATGAATCACGGCTTACCGGCCACAAACGGAGACTATGAGTTATATTGACGCACTTTTTGATCGTGAACACGATCGCATTCATGTAGTAGAACGTCGAGATGGCGTGAGGAAATACCAAGAGTATCCTGCCAACTACATCTTCTACTATGACGATGCCCGAGGCAAGTTCCAAAGCATCTACGGCACACCTGTTAGTCGTTTCAGTACCCGCAACAACAAAGAATTCCGCAAGGAAGTCAAAATGCACTCCAGCAAGCAATTGTACGAGAGTGATATCAACCCAATCTTTCGTTGTTTAGAAGAAAACTACAAAGACCAAGACGCTCCAGAACTCAATGTTGCATTTTTCGACATTGAGGTAGACTTTGACAAAGAGCGAGGTTTTTCGCCAGTGAGTGATCCATTTAATCCCATCACTGCAATCTCAGTCTACCTAAACTGGTTGGATCAATTGGTCACACTGGCAGTTCCTCCCAAAGGGTTGACGTGGGAGACTGCACAAGAACTAGTGAAGGACTTTGAAAACACACTGCTGTTTGAACGAGAAGAGGACATGATCAAAACATTCCTAGACTTGATTGAAGATGCAGATGTGTTGTCAGGATGGAACTCAGAGGGCTACGATATTCCATATACTGTGAATCGTTGCACTCGTGTGTTATCAAAAGACGACACACGCAAATTCTGCTTGTGGGGACAACTGCCCAAGATGCGCATGTTCGAACGCTTTGGCAGTGAGAATCAAACATATGACTTGGTTGGTCGTGTGCATATGGATTATATGCAACTGTATCGCAAGTACACATACGAAGAACGTCATAGTTATAGTTTAGATGCCATTGGTGAATATGAACTCAATGAGCGCAAGACACAGTTTGAAGGCACACTGGATCAGTTGTATAATCAACACTTTAAAAAGTTTATTGAATACAACAGGCAAGATACCTTGCTATTACACAAACTGGATCGTAAACTACAGTTCTTGGCTCTAGCAAGTGAACTGGCACATGCCAATACTGTGTTGCTCCAGACCACAATGGGTGCTGTGGCAGTGACTGAACAGGCCATTATTAATGAAGCCCATGAACGTGGCATGGTGGTACCCAATCGCAAGCAACGTCTTACAGATGATGACACACAGGCCGCAGGTGCGTATGTAGCTTATCCTAAAAAGGGCTTGCATGATTGGATTGGATCAGTCGACATTAACAGTCTGTATCCTTCGGCCATTCGTGCCATGAACATGGGTCCAGAAACTGTGGTGGGGCAACTGCGTCCCATCATGACTGACCACTACATTAAAGAAAAGATTGCCAAGGGTGCAAGTTTTGCGGCTGCATGGGAGGGCTTGTTTGGCAGTTTAGAATACACTGCGGTAATGGAACAACAACGTGGCACAGAGATCACCATTGACTGGCAAGATGGCACAGAAAGCACACACTCGGCAGCAGAGATTTGGACCATTATGTTTGATAGCAATCAGCCCTGGATCATGAGTGCAAATGGTACCATCCTTACATATGAGAAGAAGGGTATCATCCCGGGCTTGCTGGAACGTTGGTACTCAGAACGTAAAGAACTGCAGGCCAAGAAAAAAGAGGCCAAGGACAAAAAAGAAGAAGCATTCTGGGACAAGCGACAACTGGTCAAGAAGATTAACTTGAATTCGTTGTATGGTGCTATTTTGAATTCAGGTTGCAGATTCTTTGATCACAGAATTGGACAGTCAACTACCTTGACTGGTCGTGCCATTGCCCGGCACATGGATGCACACATTAACGAATGCATCACAGGCATCTATGATCACACAGGCGAAGCTATCATCTACGGTGACACAGACTCCTGCTACTTCACTGCTTGGCCAGTGCTGAAGAAGGAAGTAGAGGAAGGTCGTATGGAGTGGTCAAAGGAAACTGCCATTGCATTATATGACTCAATTGCTGAACAAGTTAATGCGAGTTTTCCAGGCTTTATGGAACAGGCATTTCACTGCCCACGTGAAATGGGTGCATTGATTGCGGCAGGTCGAGAACTGGTAGCGGATCGCGGATTGTTTATCACAAAGAAACGCTATGCGGTGAACATCATTGACCTTGAGGGCAAGAGACTGGACGTAGACGGCAAGAAAGGCAAGACCAAGGCCATGGGACTGGATCTAAAGCGCAGTGATACACCCAAGGTTATTCAAGACTTCTTGTTGGAAATTCTAAATAGTACATTGCATGGTGCTGACAGAGAGTCCATTGTGGCACGTATTCGTGAATTCAAGTACGAGTTTATGGAACGTCCAGGTTGGGAAAAAGGTAGTCCCAAGCGTGTGAACAACTTGACCAAGTATGCGGCAGAAGAAGCCCGCCTTGGCAAAGCCAACATGCCCGGACATGTTAGGGCCGCAATGAACTGGAATCAAATGCGTAGGATGAATGGCGACAATTACTCAATGCAGATTGTGGATGGTATGAAAACTATTGTGTGCAAACTCAAGTCAAACGCACTTGGCTGGACCAGCATTGGTTATCCTACAGACGAGCAAAGATTGCCCACTTGGTTTACTGAACTACCGTTTGATGACGGACTTATGGAAGCAACTGTTGTGGACCAAAAGGTTGACAACTTGCTAGGTGTGCTGGAATGGGATTTGGCAGCGGCGACCAACACAGAAAATACATTTACCAGTTTATTTGCATTCGAATGAAACTCAGCGACATTGTTTATTATCGTAACCATCTAGACAGCGTTAACACAGATGCTGTCAAGCACAATGCCATGCGTGAACTAGATGCCATGCGGCACGTGGTTGATCATGGCGGAGTTAAGATTGGCAATTACGCCGATCTAATCCATGACAAATATAGTTCAGCTGTGAATGCTGTTGCTGAAATGACCGCAGTCATGCATAATTTACGTGACGAGCTTGATTTGATAATTGAGCACCATACTGCAGAATACATGTCTGAGAGCACCAGAATGTACGAACAAGATATGTGTTGGGAGACTAATGATTATATTCTTGGGCGTAAACTGCACATTGACGATGCTAGCAATATAATGTTGCGTAGCAGGCTAAGAAATTATACTGACTGGCGGGTACCTGGGTTGATTATTCG